GAAAATATTTTAAAGAATCAAAAACAGATAAGAAAAAATAATCCTCAATACTACGCTGATTGGGTTAGGAATAAAGAAAAGATAGACGTACATTTTAAAATGACAAGAAGATTGAGAAATATGTTCACGCCATTCTTCCTCTTTAACGCTATTACTCCATTCAACAAAATCTAATTGATAATACATTTCTTCAAATAGTTCGTTAAATGTGTTAAAGATTTCTTTTAAAGGAATTGTAGGAGTTAATATACAAATAAGATCTGTAGTTAATGTTTTTAATTGTTCTACAACGATTGTTTTATTATTTGTTATATTGAGTAGTGTATTAATTTGAAGTAAGTTTCTCCATCCTATATCGCTTTTACAATATAGTTTAATCTGATATTGAAAATTATCTTTATGTTGAATAGTAATAGTTTCTCCAATAATACTGTTTATTTTAGCAGATTCACACGCGTTTTGAAAGAGTAAAGTTCCTGCTAGAGTATTTTCTTCGCAAATACCTAAAGTAGTTATATTTAGCCATTTAGCTTTATTGCACCAATCTTTATAAGATCTCGATCCATTACAAATATCATAACCTCCATGAACTCCTAAATGAGGAAAAGTTTCACTCAATAAGGATTTACCAACATATCTTAGTTCATGCATATCTTTAATGTACATATTCTCACCAACTACATCTCCAACTTCATCGAATACATTTTCTACTTTAAAATCCTTCTCGTCGAAAAAATAGAATTTATCTCCAAAAAGAGTTACAAAGTAATCTACCGGATATTCTTCTAATAAGTTAAGATCTTGATCATCTAAAATCAAAGCCATTTTTGGATTGAAGATTTTTCCTTCTTTGTGAGTAATCAATAAATAATATTTATCGTCACAAATAAATATAGCTTGATGTGTAAATTTGTGGTCAATATTATTAGTTGTCAACCAATTTTTTAATAACTCTACTTGTTGAGTGCGATTTATATGCATGTCTATTTCGATTGTTAACGAAGCTTTTTACGATTTTGTATTTCTCTATTAAGATACCAAGCAGCTTTTTCTAAATCTTGAATATCATCATCTTTCTTACCATTTCTAGCAATGTATTTAACTGCATTACCTAAATTAAAATTTAAATCCCAAGCTTCAATTACTTTTATAGCTTCATAAGGATTATGCTCTCCTCCATATCTTGATGGATGATTAACCTCTTCTTTTTGCTCTCCAATCACTACAGTAGCCATAATTATAATATTCTAAGAGTTTTACTAACTAGCGCAATATCAATATCGTTTGTTTTAATACACTGAATACGTATCTCTTTCGCTAAAGGAGTATAATCAACTACTCTTCCAACTTTAACTTCTTCACAAAACTCATAACGCACCTCTATACCTTTCGAGTAATAATTCAACAAATCCCAGTATCCTTGTTTTTGTTTATGCGTTTCGGCAATATCATGAAAAATAGGATATGTAAAATCGTTATAAATGCGATGTTCTAAATCTCTTTTTAAATCATCGTCTGTAAAAATAGTTGGTAGCTTATTTTTCTCTGCTATACTTTCTATTTTTACTCTCTTACCTTCTCTAACTCTATGCCAATAAGATTGGTCTTTTTCTGATTTAAAAATTCTACATCTCAAATCAGCTACCAACCACTCTACTTGAAGTATTTCAAAGTATTGATAGGTTGATAATTGTCTTTCCTGTCTTTCCATATTATAAAATTCACTTTATTTTACTACAACTTTTTAACTTCTAACTTACAACTTTTAAACTCTATAGGAGTTTGTAGTGTATCTAATACAAGATTGATATCTTCTTCATTCATTTCTCCTGGATCTTTTTCTTTATGAAATCCTACTAAAACCTGATAATATCTTTGTAGAATGGCCATACTTTCTTTTATAGATTTTATTACATCAGGATCATATAATAAAATTGCCAACTCAATATTGGGACCTACTTTGGAGATCAAACCTATTTGCTCAGGCGATAAAGCAGCCTTGTAAGTATTTATACATTTTGTGTCTTCACAGTCGTATAACTTTAATAATTTATCGACATTGATTTTATCAAAGATACCTTCAACAATTATGATGGTTTTCACCTTATCATTAACTTCATCTATACCATAACACATCTTAGCAAAATCAGAAAAACTATTCCTATATCTTACTACTGGTTTTAATCCCTTAGCTTTTAATTCTAAATTGAGTTTTTCTATTTCTTCTTTAGATTGAATTCTTCTACCAACCCATCCTTTAATTTGTTGTTGTTGCTCTGTTAAAAAAATGATATAAAAATCTTTCAATTTTGGAGCTAATGATGTAATTCCTACTGGATATCTTAAATAATCTTCTTTCGTAAAACCTCTCTCATCTAGATAAGGATGAGAGTAAATTCTCTTCCATCCTATTGGAGGCTTAATATTCTCTATAGTTAAATCTTCATGATCTTCAAATTGCTGCTTTTTCTCAATCTTATTAGGTAATACTGTAGATTTTTCCTGTTGAATCTCATCCAACTTTCCTAAGTGTCTTAATAAGACTAATATATTACCATTAAATCCACATTTCGCTTTTCTATAACAACCAAACTTATGCCCTTCTTCAAGAGATATTCCGAACTCATCTTGACCACACATTGGGCAAGGTCCAGTAAGATTTCTTCCTCTATGATCTACTCTAAATCCAGGAAGAAGCTCTAATAGTTTTTCGAGTGATAATTTCATTTTATTGTCTTGTTTCGTAAAATTCTCGCAACGTTCTTTCACTTTCGTAAAAGCGACCAATATCTTTTTTCTGAGCAATTTTTATAGTTTGTCCAGCTTTATAACGTCTAAACTTATCACAATACAATCTCATTACGTCATTACGATATTCGTCAGGAGTAGCGTTGAATGTTATAAAATACGAAAAAGGCTTTAGACATCCTTTAAATTCACTAATATGATGTCTAGTCATATGGAAATCGGGATTTTTTAAATTATCAGGACTGATGTCGTTAGCTTGAGTTGCAGTAATACTTGCTGCGTCAAATTCAATCGCAATGTTTGTAACATTGTTAGCTATTTTTTCTCTTCTCTTTCTTTCATCTTTATAAGGAGTAGTTGTCTCCATCACTTCTAAATAATCATAAATAATAAGATCTACTCGACCATATATATCTACAACATCTTTTAGAACTTCTCTTGATTTTTCTACCGTCAATGCATCAAATGACTCTGTTGCGTAAACTATTACTTCTCCTTTGAATTGAGTAGTAATATCTTTTCGCGCTTTTTCAATCAACTTCTTTGTGTTATCACTAACGTCTCCATACTCTTGACTGTCAAAATCTGTAAGTTTAGTAGCGGTCCATGCAGCGTCATACCCTTCTAAACACTCACTCTCTGATCCTTCTATTTGAAAGTGAACAACTATATGGCCAGTTCTAGCCGCAGCTATTCCAAACCATCTTAAAGCTGTAGATTTCCCTTGTCCTGATTGACCTAGAAATAATGCTGATGTTTTTCTTCTCCATCCTCCATAGATTATCTCATCCAATTCTCTAATCCCTGTAGGTATCTTTCCTCTTGAATTTTTAGTTTGTCTCGCTTCTACTATCCTAGTGTCATTTCTTTCTCCATAATCTTTAAAAACAGTAGTATAATATTTCTGTTTTATCGAAAATTGATTAACTACAGCAGATTCTTTATGCATATATTCAATAGCTTCTTCTCTTTTACCTTCTTGATAAAGGTCGTGAGTAGTGTTGAATATTTCAATAAATTTTGAATGTTTAATGAATCCTTCGAGCTGCTCTAGCAATAATTCTCCATCTGATTTGTCTACTTTTACTTCCTTAACTGTGTTAAGGAAAGCTAAAACATCTTTATTAGCACTAAAATTTTGAGCAATTACACCTAAAGTAGGTAGAGATTCTGTAGTTTGAAAGCAATCAAGCATGTATTTGAAGACTTGCTTCTGACCGTCGTTTTCAAGATAATGATATTTGAGATGTTGCACACAAATACTTGTGATTTTAACATTAGTCAAACCGGCCTTGCATAATTCTGCTATAAATGTAGATGATAGTCTATTGCTATCTTGCTGTTGCTTGTTGTTGGTTGTCATTTGCTATTTTTCGATTTCTATTGATTGTTGGATATAATTGCTTTTGTATTGGAATACATTGTTCTTGAAAAATACACTTTCTACAGCTTTTACTTAATGGACTCCATAAAGAAGTGAGAATTATGCAATTACTTAACCCTATTTCCTCATTTAAATGTTGTTCTCTATAAATCTCATCAGCATCATAACAACTATCTTGATTTTGCACTAAAGTAATGATAGTTGGTAAATTTACTTTTTGCTTAAACTCTTCCTTATCGTATGCTCGAGCGTCTTGCTCGATTGTCCAATCGTATTGCTGATTTCTTTTTAAATATCTATCAAAAGCTCTTTTACCTATTGTGTAAGATAAATCGATCTTTTTATTATTTTGCTTTGTAAGATCTAACTTTTTCCAATATTCAAATTGAAAAATAAAATAATTCCATAAATAATCTAAACCAACACTATCTAAATGCTTATATTGTTTTTGTAGTAGTTCGATAAAATTAACACATAACTTTTGGTTAGTTTGATTATAAATAGGAGATCGACTATAAACGCCTCTAAAAAAAAAAGAATATGCCTTAAATATATATTTTGACTCCATCTAATCCCATTCTATATGAAATTTCATTTGATCTTCTACAGGAATATCTGATTCTACTTGAGCTTGTAGAGCTTCAATAGTTTCATCACAACCTAAACCGTCCTTACCTCTATCAAAATCGCTGAATTTAGTTTGATCTAAAGCTCTTCTAATCCAAATCCCAATATATTTACCTGTAAGTAACTCAGGAATGATAAGTGGATCTGTTTCAGTATAAGTCATCAAAGTTCCTTGATACGGTAAACTCTCTTCGTTAGGAACTTTTTCGAAAAAATAACGATTACATTGAGCATCAAATCCTGGAGCAATAGCTGACATAGTAAAAAGACTATATTGACCATTTTCTATAAATAGCTTTAAATTAGTCATAGAATTGGGCGAAAGATTTTGAAGAACTATCATTCTAATAATCTTTTTATCTTTAATTACTGTAGATTGAGTTATTTTAGGAAAAAGATTATGTATTGTACCATTAGGTATTTGAGAAGAAGATTTATATTCTCCTAAACTTAAAGAAGGATCTTGTTGAGAATCTTCTGGTTTAACAGCTCCTGTATAATATAACATTAGTATAATTTTTTAGCGTAAATCAATGCCCAATAAGGGGGTAAGTTTCTATCTTCTGCATCTTCTAAAGCTACATCTCCAACTTCTGTAGTTTGTCCTTCTGTAGGTTCGTTAGCTGTTCCTTGTAATCCGTAAGCTACATCTCCTCCACTAGGTCGAGCAAAAGCTATGTATTTATTTGCATTATCAAGTTCACCCTCAGGTGCCGTCATTGATACAGTTTCGTGAACGTGCTTCAATAAAGTAGGATCTGCATATCCACCATCACTTCCTACAGGAATCTCAACAGTTCCATTATTTCCAGCTCCCATTATAAAAGCTTTAACTAAATCAGGAGCTCCATCTACACGACCGTCACATATTCCATGACCAAAAAGACCTTTTACTTTACCGTAACCATCTACATCAAACAAATCATCTATAACTCCATCAAGAGTTATGAATTGATTAGGAGCGCCTAAGTCGTAGTTTTGATAAGCTACATTCCAAAGATTGGTATCAGAAAATAGGCAATCAAAAACAATTCCTCCGTCTTGATTCATCATTTGATATACCTCTCCTTGTCCAATCTCTTTGATTGCTGTAGGAGTACTTCCACTTACGTAATCTCTAACGATAAAAATACTTTTACCATTCAACAGTAAAGATGGACAGTCAAAATGAATTCTAAACTCATTTCCTTCTACAGCTCCTTCTGAACTTAAATTAATATAAATATCGTCAGTTAAAGAAATATCTGTTCCATTAATAAATTGATACCATTTATCTCTTCCTACTTTTAGATCGTAGATTTGAATAGTATTAAAATTACTAACTGTCTGAACTCCAATTTTATCTCCTTTATAAACTTTATCTACAAGGATTGAATACGCGTTGGGTGAAATTGTTAATTGAATATATCCAACTTGTTCTGCAGCAGAGTATGGATATAAGACTCTATCTCCAGAACTTTTTAAATTTCCATTCGAATCAAAAGAAGTTTCAGTATAATATCCTACCGAATCGGTAGGTAACAGTTTGTAATCAGTGTAAAGTTTATGTGTTTTATGGCGATAAATTACATTAAATAAGCAAGTTGGATTTTGATAAACTTGAATATCACAACGAGCTAATAATGTGTTTATCGGAAAGGTATATGTTATAGCAGTATTATTATTGTCAGGCGTAGTAAATTGAATCTGCATTTCTTCTGCGTCAGGAACTACCAATACCCAATCAGCGTCTGTATCTTGATTATTAAAAGTTAATCCTCCATCAGAAGAGTAGTTATCGACATCAAGAACATCTAATGTAAGATTAATAGCCTGTCCTTGCTTAATAGATGTAGAAACTCTACTAAACTTACCATTAGCAGTATACAATCGCCATCAGTCAAAATCTCCATTAGTAAAATCATCAGTAGTTTTAAATACACCTCCTGTTGCTGATCCGAATAATGTAACAATATTCTTACTAGAATCTACAGCCCAATTTTGAGATCTCATACCCCATGCTATAAAAACTTGATTCATATCAGAAGGAGATAATAAATTTTGCCATTTAACTGATTCAATACCAATCAATGGATTTATACTCGTATCAATCTCTAAATTAGATATCTTTCCTTGTGATTCCCACCATTCTATTCTTTTATCTTGAATAATAACATCAGCGCCTATTATCTTAATTCTAGCTAAATAAAATTCTTGATTTTGTATAAAAGTTGGTCTAGTATTTACTATATCTTCCTCAACTAATTCATATTGAACAGAATCATATTGAAAAGGATATTTATCTACCTGATCTATAGCTACACCAGGAGTGAAAGTTCCTACAACACTGTAATCAAGATTATTTTCTACTTCAAAGGTAGCTATTCCTGTACCATTCGCAGCAGGATGCATAATGATTGCATGCTGATCGTCAATAACTTCTAACACGTCATATTCTAAAGTGTTGTATTGACTATTATTAAACTTCACTCTAGCTGGGAAATTAGGCATTCCTCGCAAAGACTCTGTAAATTTCGTACCTACTCCAGTAAGGTCACCATTAACTGCTAACGAAACCTTTCCTTCTTCAATTGGATTGTAACTATGTTTAATTTTAACCCAATGCCACTTCCCGTCGTTAGGTACTATAACGCTAGAAATTTGAGGAGAAGAGATAAACAATCCTTGATTATCTATAGCTTGTAAGGCTCCTATTTTGATAGATTTATCTCCCGTTACCGTATCTAAATCTCTCTCGACTCTACCATTAGTAAAAAGCAGATCATCGTTTTTTTTAATTAATCCAAAAGAGATTGTGTTTTGCAATAAATTTTTACGAAAACCTTCCGCATCTAAAAAGGATTTAAGCTTATTTAACTCAACTACTTCTAAAAATAGATTTGGTGAAAATTTGAAATCTGACATGAGTATTTATTTTTTTTAATTTTCTAAAATTAATTGCTTTAAATCGATATTTCAACTTTCTCGACCGCTTCTTTGTATTTATAACTACAATACTGATCACTAACATAACTTAGATCTACTTCGAAGGGCGATTTATTAATAAACTCTCCTTTAAAAAACATCTTATCTTTATCTTTAACAGTTACTCCTGCATTGTGAAGTATTTTGTTTTGAAAATAATCACCAACCGGAGCGGTTGCAAAGCAAAAGTCTAATTCTTTGTGAACTCGAGTTTCATAATCAAAAATCCATAAATTCCATAAAGTAGCCCACATTTCTGCGCACCATTTTTGAATCAAATAATCACCTTCTTTAGGTACATCTATTTTAGATCTACTGTCTAGGTATTTATATAATTTAATACTATCTTCATAAACTTTATGCCAATAAAAGTAGTTTGAGTTTGATATGATATATTGAGCACCTCCTGAACTTGATTGATTCTCTTTGATAACTTCTAAAGGAACCTTAACAACATCAGCCATACCTTGAAGCTGCTCCAATCCCTTACTAACACAATAATCGTAACCAATGTAACTGATCGTATTCGACATATAGCATATGTTTTTTTCATCAAAAAAATCTTCTCTTATTTTTTCTCTAAAAATAATATCGCTATCATGATAAAAAATTGTTTTTTTTATCTTATTTTCTTTTAAATGCCTATACATCCCATAAGGCTTAATAGAAGGAATGTAACTTCTATCTATTCTTTCGTCTTTATAGAAAAAGAATTTAACGTCAGGAAATTCTGAAATCAATTGATCACCTTGTTTAGATTTACTCTCTTCTAGATAAAGAAAAATTACATGAACATTTTTCATGTTTATACCAACCTCTTTGAAATTAATAAGCATTACTTTAATTTGCCAATGAAAGTAATGAATATCGGGCTGTACACTTATATATAACATAAATTAATTATTTTAAAGATTATATTATTACATCATACGAGCCTAATATTGTAATAAATTCATTTGGGATAATTGAAACACTAGAAGTTAGCGGTGTACTATCTCCTATTTCTCTCTCTCCATAAGAAATTACACCCCTTATATTTGAAGATACTCTTAGTCTTCTTTTTTGTGAACCTCCACCGTCTACAATTGCCTCAATAATATCTCCTAAAGTCACTGGAGATCCGTAAGTAGAGCTATTAACGTTAACAGATAAATCTGTTATTCCATTTAATTTTACCACAATAGGTGATCCAGATCCTCCATCATATACTGCAGTAAGGTAGTAAGCTATTGGCTCAACTGTGGTCGTTGTCGTTGTTGTTGTAGGCTCTTCTGTCGTTGTAGTCGTCGTAGGCTCTTCTGTAGTAGTTGTAGTCGTACTGCTAGTTGTTGTCGTTGTGCTAGTAGTCGTAGTCGTCGTCTGTTTCAAAGAAGCGTTTAAAAATACTTTTATCAAACATGGTTTGAGCTGCAGGAGATTCTTTATCAAATTCAACTTCAAGACTATTGAATTGAAGTTGATTATCTCCTAATGGTTGTTGTTTAAGATATTGAAATTCAAACTGAACTATTTGATGTGGCTCTAAAGATAATGAAGTTAAATTAATAGAATTTAATGTAAACCATTCAGAAAAATGAACTCCATCAATAGTGTATCGAAATGATTTTTGGAATGTGTGTGTTCCATCTACTCCATCTACATCTTCCATAAAGCTAGTTAAAGCTAAAACTCCAACTGTTGGATATGATGTAATAAAGATAGAATTTCCTTCGTATCTGATATCTTGTAGTACTAAATCCATTTAAATATTTTTTAATATTGTAGCATGAAACGATTCATCTACTACGTTAGGATAATATACAGGAGATAAAGTGTTATTGTAATTAGCTATAACTTGCCCTTCTAAATTCAAAAGTAAGAAGCTTCTTAATCTCGGCAACATAAAAGTATCTATAGTTAAATCAGTTCTTGGGTAAAAGTATTGATCAGGTACATAAATTACTCCAGGAATATTTTGACAGATTTGGAGTAATTTATCCCATTGTAATTGATTTTTATATGTATCGAAATATCTGAAGTCTAAATATTTTGACATACTAATCTGCATTTGTTTTCTAATTTCATCAGGATTAAAACTATCATCTAATTGAACTCTTAAAGAGACGTCTATAGGTTGATATTCTAGATTAACTAATCTAATTCCAATAAAATCAGTTCCAAAAGGACGATGTTCATTTAAATTAAAATAAGGCAAAGATCGAGTTAATAGCTCATTTAATTCGCTTTGATTTAAATTTACACCATTTTGAGTCACAATAGCTAGAACGGTTTTTCCATCTCTATGAGCTCCTAAATGAAATACTTTTAACACTTTAGTGTTAATTTTAATAAATACTTGCTCTAACATTGAGATAGTTCCTTTAGCTGAAAAGTTAGGACCATCTTTGATTCTAGCTCTAAAAATTTCATCACTTTCAATATCTCTTCCTCCTGTAGCGATATATTCATTTACACAATTAATGTGTCCTGACGGTTGAGGAGAACATTTCGATACAGATAATGGATCTACGTTAGTAGAAAATCCTGTAGTTAAGCTACGAATTTTAGCGTAATTAAATCCAATCACTCCTACAGTAATGTTCTCTTCTAATTCAAAACGAATTCCATTATCTGCAGTAAAATAATGCGTATTCGCTATATATTGAGTTCCAGGATCTGCTACTAATCTAATATAAGTAGAGCTCCCTAAAGCTTGTAGTCTTGATCCTATTCCAAAATTTAAAGCTACTTGATCAAGTTGAATTCCATAAGCATTATCTGGAAATAATTGAGATACTGCTAAAACAATATCTTTTTCAGCTTTACCTGATACTTTAGCTACACCTCCTGCTACTCCTGACAATACAGAGTTGTTTGAAACTTTCGAAATCTTCGAACTTCCGTCTTCATTTACAGAAAGATTGATCAATGTCTCTATAAATAATAATTGACGTTCAATTGATGTGGATGGTTTTATCTCAATCATATTATTTTATATCTTAGTTTGTCCGTCAAAAGTCTCATTTAATCGAGTTTGAACTTCGTACGAAATTAATAAATTATCTTGATCGTATGCAATGTTATCTACCATTAGATTTTTCAAACTATCATCAGTTGAAAAAGTTTGTTTTAATTGTCTAATAATAACAGGAAAATTTAATAAAGCTCTATTGCCACCTACTACAACAGAAGATTGAAGTCCGTCGTTTGGAAAGTCTGGATTAGAATTTTTCTTCAAAAGAGTTAGTATGTTAACCGTTTGAAGTACTGTATCGTCGTGACTTAATAAATGTAGATCAGTAAAAGCATCTATATCAGTTACGTAAGTAAGTTTTTGATGTAAATCGATTCCATAAACTTTTTTACCAACAATTATGTCGACAACTGACTTTAAAGCTATTCCTCTATTAATTCTTGGATAACTTAATTGTATTTCAGTTCCTCCATGAATAGTGTACTCTTCTTCTGTTAAATCGTTAGAGATAGCAATATTATACCATTGATTATTTGGATCAGGTTGAGAAAGAATATCTTGAGATACTCTTTCTAAAGTTTGATTTTCAGTAAGCGTATAGTTTATCTGCATATTTGGATCGTAACCAAATTTTGTAAGAGAAGATCTACTCCATCTATGAATATTTCTCAAACTAGAAAACATGCTATCAATCTCTTCTAATAGACCTAAGACGTCCCACCATCTAGAATTGTTAAAGGTATTGCTATGTAGTTGATACACTTCAAAGAAAGATGAAAGCTCTGCTTGTAGCTCATTGAATCTTTTAAATGAAGTAGAACTTATTTTAGAGCTTACTCCATTATAATAATTGACAATAGCTATTCTATCGCTTTTAACAAAAAGAAGCACTTCTTCTAAGAAGAAGGCAAGATCTTTTTGAGTAGTTTCTTTAAACTGTTGTAATATATTTTCATCTAAAATCATTTCTTTCCTAACATTTGAGTGATTGAATCTACTACGTTATCTACACCTCTTTGAATATAACCTGTTGCATTTAATCTTAATCTTTGCTCTTCTAGCTTTTGACTCTCCATTATATGTTCAAGAGAAGCAATTGCTTTTAAAGATAAAGAGTAGCTCCATATCATATTCGTTTCTTGAGTTTGAGATAATTTTAAGCTTTGAGGTTTTATTAAATAGCTATTACCAATCGCAGGATTATGTAATATCAAATGTCTAATTCCTTTTTCATCGATTTGATTAGCTGCATTAACAATCTCCTCCATTATCTTCAAACATCCAAATCCAGTTTTTACTCTATCGTCGAAAATTTGCACTACACCGTCCCAAGCGCTTTGAAAAACTGTCTTATCTCCAACAGTCTTGAAAGAAGATAAAAAATCAGTATAATCTTGACCTAACAGAATTCTAAACTTTCTTCCAAAAGTGCCTGCTAAAGTAATATCTCTAGGAGTAAAAGTTGGTGTACTTAATACAGTAACACCTCCTAATGTTCTTTTAATATTTGAAGTAAACTGCTGAGTCTCTTCCATATTAGTAGGCATAACAGGGAATACAAAATACTGCAACGTATTGTAGTTCTCATCTGTCAATTCTAAAGCGCATAAATATAATTCAAATTCTTTAGGAAAGCTAACATTTAATCCAGCTTTTCCTAAAGTCGTAAGAATACCTAGATGCTTTGCTGCTACATTTTCTATTGACATGATTTATGTATATATATATTGATTAATATCAGTATTGTATTCGATCGAATCAACACTCTCTATACTAGACTGGATAGTAGCGCCAATACTTTCTACTTGCTCTTTTTGATTAAATGAAGATTCTGTCAATTCTGCAGTTTTTTTTACTAATTGCTCCTTGAGCTCACTTAACGATTTATCAATTTGAGTTATAGTGTTAATTAAAGGCTGCGTCTGAGCTTTAGCAGGCGGATAAATTGGAGAGCCACCAGTTGGCGCTAAACCTATTATGCCAACTATTAGTTGATTTCGAGTTTCATATACTAATCTTGCATTATTTAATGACGATTGCGTAGACTCTATTTTGCTTTGTAATTTCACTATTAATTCAGCTTGATTCTGAATGATCTTCTCTTGCTTTATTAATTTGTCAACTTCAATCAATTTAAATCCTAGATCTTGATATAATTGAGGATATGTCTCTTTTATATTAGGTAAAGCGCTTTCAATGGATGTCTGCATTTGTGAAATAGAGAAGTTTTTAGAGAAAGGAATTCCTCCTAAAATTTCTGTAATATTTGATCTTTGAATTATCATCCTATTTTCACTTTTTTAGAGATTCCTATTTGTCCTACATTTGCGATCGGAGTTCCTGGCACTGTATTGTATAATGCCTCAAAACCACCATTAATACTCACTTCTTTATCGCTCTCAATAATAATTCCTTGCGAATTTAATAGTACCTTATTATTTCCTGACTGAATAACAATCTCTTTATCTAAAGAATCAATCTGTATTCCACTTTCATTAATTGCGATTCTATATCCTTTGTAATGTACAGCTGAAATATCACTACCATTAATAACAACCTCCTTATTAGCTATCAGGCTTCTAGTTCTTGTTTGAGATATTATACTTGGTTCAGACTGATTCTCTTCATCATTATCTGACACAATGCTTTTAAATTGATTGTGATTTTCAAAAAGAGTTATATCGGTTGTTTTAATATTTACTTGACCTGATACTTCTAAATCAAAATTACAATCGTCTTCATCGTTATCAACTAATATTTTAAAAGAACCTTGCTTATCTCCTGCGTTGACATTAAAACTTAGCATACCTTCTTTCACATCACCAACGATTGATACTAATTTGTCATTAAATTTACGGCGAAATTGAAATACATTCTCTCGACCATCACCTAATTCATCTGATTTTTGAACTCGAGCTATAATTATAGGCTGTTTGTGATTGGGTTCTGTTACAAAAACAACCGCCGTTCCTAACTCATTTGATTTAATAGGAAATGTTATAAAATTCAAAATATCTGATCCAATAGGAACTCGATTTATCATACTACCATCCTCTAGCTTGATAGAAACTCGACAATTTAGATAACAATCTTTTACATATAAATCTCTATCAATATCATTAGGCAAAGCTATATAAGCTATACCAGCAGACCATTGTTCTCCATTATTTTGAATTTGACTAATCATTAATTCCCTACTTTTATAGAATTCAATTCACTACTTGCTGCCTTCGCATTGTAATTTTCAGCGTTTTGATTCCTTCTGACGAAAAAATTAAAACATTCTTTAAAGACTTTGAAGTCACTAAAGATCTTTGCTCTATCTACTTCTTTTTTAGTTATTTTACGATTTATCGTTTTGTAAACAGGTTCTTCAATTGAAGAACCTTGTCCTAATCCATTACCTCTAAAATCTCCTAAATAAACTCTTCTACTTATTTTATTGTATTTAGGTATAATTTCAGATAAAGGTTTAAATCTAACTCCAACTCCTCCTACACTTTCAGCTAATTCTAATTTCCCAGTATTATAATTTCTCACTACAATAGTAATATGATCTATACCATATCTTCTTCCTTTATCAAAATTATAATCCTTTCTGTCAAATCCAATAACATCTCCCTCTCTCAGTGTGGATTCTTGTAAATCATAAACTTGTCTAAAATTATTAGATCGAACCATTAAATTTTCACTAGTATCTCTACTTACCTTAACTCCTGCTATTTGTAGCACTTTAGAGACAAAGCCACTACAATCAATCTTTTTACCCTCTCCTGTCGATCCTAATCCATATTTATAGCCTGCATATCTATTAGCAGCTGCAAATAAAGCATTTACTTGAAGATTTGATTCAGTCGAATATTCATTGTTATTAATAGAAGGTGCTTCTACTACTCTCGTACCTACTTGCACTTTTTCAGTAACTGTCTCAGTAACTGTTTTTTCTTGAATATTTAATTCTGTATTGATGATATCAAAATAACTACATGATTTAAATGTTTGATTTTGATTATCCGTTAACTGCGTTCCATAAATTAAAGACTCAATCATACCTCTACTAACTGTAATTGTAGTTACTCTCTCTACTGTAGTTTCTCCAATAGAATAAGTTTGTTGAACGTCTTCAATAAAAAAGATTTCTCCTGTAGGTTTATATCTACAAATGTTGCCAATCTTCAATCTTCTATCTCCATTTAATGTAATTGTACCTTGTCTTGTAAAAGGCATATAAGCGTTTGATTCGATTAAATATTTCATATCTTCATACGCTTGCTTTTCACTAATATCTAAAGTGGTCTGTTGAGCGTTTAAAGGCAAGTGAGGCATATAATTGTGAGTTATCTGCAAAGGCCTACTTCCCCAAATATCAGCATATTCTTGAAAAAATATAGCTGGCAAGTAAGCTAATGAGTATGTAGATGAGTTACCGATGAAGTTTGCTTGAGGCGTAAGTTGATACCACGATACGGCAGCTCCGTCGTTATAACTTAATTGCTCTTGAATGACATCTTCAATCTCAATATCAATAACTATAGACTTTATTTTATCAACTCCATCTTTACTCTCTACAGCAACTTGCCCTTCAAGCATTGATAATAATCCCTCTCTATCTGTAGGAGGTCTTCTAACTATTAAATTGTAAGTATCTCCATAAGTATCCATATAAAATTCTACAAACGGTTCTTGACATACCTTTCTTATAAAATTCAATAGTGATCCGTTAGCTGAGCTCGCACTACTATCAACCAATCTTCTATTAGTTACTCCTCCCTTTCTGACAGCCTCCCACTCATTAGTGGTTGGATTTTTTTGTGACGATTGATAACCGTCATCTATAACCAATTTAATGATCTGCCAAATACCATTGGTTAATTCTTCATTCCATAAATCTGAGTGTTTAGGTTTCGAAGACTCAATATCAATGTAATTATCAATTGTAATAAACAATTGATCCTCATTTTGCTTTACAACTTCTGATTTAGTATAAAAAAGAGTTAAATGCATGTTTCTAATAAAGAAAGCTGGAAGAGTGTTTTGAGTAATTTGCTCATTCAAATACCTGAAATTATCCCACCCTGCTGTCAAATTGCCTGCAACTTTTCTAACTTTACTTTGTCTAATTGCTTTTAGAAAGTCGTAAGTTTTATTCCAAATATTATCAATCTCTTTAAGCTCTATACTTTTAGATTGATTTGTTAATTGAGCTCTTCTTCTAATTCCTTCAATATACTGTTTTGATAAATTTTTTAACTTCTCCAATTCTTCGCTAATTGGCTGCTTTTGTTGAAGCTCTTTTCTTTCAGGATTAAACTTCTTATTTCTTCTATCTCCATAATACTCAAACAGCTCGTTTGGAACTACTTTAATAGTAGATAATTGTTGTATAACAAACTTTAATACATTTTCAATAGAATTGTTAAAGTATAATCCAAAATACTGGAGAGCGTTATCTGAAAACACCCTCTGCATTAAATCGTTTTGCTGAGTTGATCCTCCTGCAAATTTCAATTGTCCTTGAGTCATCTCTAAAGCGTAGAAATATGTCCCATCTTCAATGAAGAGTTTGCTTAGATCTCTTCCATTGATATTTATAGAAACGTCTGTATTAGATCCGTTAATAATTTGAGTATTCTCATCTATTAAACCGATCATATCGTAGATTCTTCCTGGTAATTTATCTTTACTTATAATAAAATCTTTATTGTCATCAATTCTTTGTTGTTTTTCAAGATTCAACGTTTCATATCTGATAAAAACAAGATCATTGGCGCTTAAAATGTTATGAAATAAAAATTGACTTCTTTTAATTTCTCCCTCTTTATCTTCGTATAATAAACTAGAAGAAGCTACATATCCATCGTTTTGAATAGATAGATTATTAGCTTTGCTAGTATAAGTCGTGATGCTTTTCTTTTTAATAATCCATTTATTCAATGTAGAATTGAATTCGCAGGCAAGTGGAGGAAGTGTTATTTGAAAATTTCCTCCATTCTTTCCAACATTGGTTGATACTTTTTGTACAAAAGGAGTGATATTGAATATTTCTCCATCATTTTCATCAGACAGTTTACTATTAGATAGAGCTCGACACCATATCCAAACAGTTACTTCTGGGTACGATTCGCTTAAGATTCCTTTATTCAAAAACCCTTTGATAGGTCTAGTTTTTCTTGCAGGATTATATCCTTCTTTAACCTCTAACTCTGCTAAAGCTCTTGCCTTAAATGCTGGAGCGTCGTTAGAAACTACCTCTATTCCTTGAGTTAATAATCCTACACGATCTATTTGATTTGCAGGAATTGCTAACTTTGTCCCTACCTTTAATGGAATTTGCTTTGCTGGTAGATTGTTGTATTTTTGCTGTAGCTTTAATTGTTTAAACTTACTAACAATAACCTCTTTATTAGTTTTACCCTCTTTGTTTTTTACTTGCAAAAATTCTTCTTCTCTATCAATGTATTTAGAAGCAGGAGATCCTGGTTCTTTAATGTAATCTTCTACCGTTTTTAATTCCGGAGAAGAAAATATAACTTCATATATTTCCATAATACATAATTATTACCAGCTTCCTGATGCTGTTTGAGATTTACGCTTACCTCCAGGTAAATGAGTTTGATTTTTCCTAATAGGCTCGCTACCATCTCCATGAATCATACTCATAAATTTAGCATTAACATAATCTTGCGTTCCTTTAACCATATCTCCAAATAGATCGAACATCTTTTCTCCCACAACTTCTATACCTTTAATTGCACTCTCAAGAAAGGCATTTTGAATTTCAGCAGTACTTTTAGTATAGATAGATGTTTGATCAGCTCCCAATTGACGAATTGAATCTTGAGAATATTCACCACTTCCAATTAACTCTTGAGTAGAAATTTGGCCACTCATTAATTGTTCGCGATTATTGTATAATTTTCTTGCAGCTGCTAAATTACCTCCCAAACCTAACATTTGAGCAGTATTCATTATTTTCATAGACTCATCTCCACCTAACTTATCTACCATACTTAACATGTTTTTTAAATATGTAGGAGATGATAGTCCTTTTTGTTGCTCTTCAAGCAATTGCTCAAAGCTAAGTTTTGGATTCTGTTGCCTTAAAGATTGAAACGATAAAGCTTTTAAATTATCAGATCCAGGATTACTTAATGATCCTTGAATTGTATTAATTAATCCTTGCGATCTTGTATCCCTTGCACTAAACGGTCCTCCAATAGCGTCAAATCTTTTAAGAATATCAAAAGTAGTTCCTGACGCTACTTCATTTTGTGTAGATAGTAATGTTTTTTGAAGTCCTGCAAAATTCTTCTGCATAAATTCGCTTAAAAACGTTCGATCTCCTGAGAACACATTCGATCTACCAGCTCCAGCAACTCCTCCAACTAATCTCATCACATCTCTGTTTTGATCTTTAGAAGAGCGTAATAATTCAGTTAGACTTAGAAACACATCTTCGCTAATTCCTAAACCTTGTTGTAAAGCTAAGATGTTTTCAGCTCCTCCGTTTAGATTTTTACTAGTACCTTGAGCTGCTGCTATCTTATATTGAAGTTCTGCTGTTTGTTTAAAGTCAGCTCCATATTTAGCTAGATCAGAAGTGATTGCTGATAATCCTGTTCCTCCTAAACCGTTACTTCCTCCAATACCGTTAATACCCATATTCATTCCTGTCAAGGCTTGAACTCGATAATTAGCTCCAGTCAGTACATCTCTACTTTTGAACGATCTCTCTAAAGCTCCTCCTGCAAATTCTCCTGCTTTTTCCCCAAGTTCCATTCCTAATGCAGCGAATGAAGAATTACCAAGACCGTTACCAAAGACTTTAACATTAGCCATATCCATAACGTTACCAAGCAATCCTCCCATTGCTAATCCCATCATCGCAGCAATCGGCTTAACATAATCAAGTTCATTTTCTGCTTGAGGAATACCAGCTATAAGTCCTCCTACTTTATTAACTGCCAACGCTTTAAGCATTGCGCCAAAAGTACTCTCTCTTGA